CATAATTGTTCTCCTTAAATTTTTCTTGCGGAAATAAGATTATTGGGAATCTTAATAGAATTTTATACAAATAATCTTAACCATCTATTAGACGAGATGGTATTTTGATTTCTAATAAATAGTGTACCATAATTGAAAACACTAAAAAAGTGTTTAATAGTTTTCTCTTTGTCTACGAACCCACTCCGCTCGTACTGCCAATTGTTTCTGCCTTCTACGTTTAGTAGTAGGTTTTGTGTATTGCTGTCTTTCTTTCAACTCATCCAAATGACCACTATCTTTTACTTTTCTTTTCCAAAGTCTTAATGCTGGTTCAATTTGGTTGTTCACCACTTTCACTGCTAATGGTGCACCTGGCACTTCCATATCTTCTCTTCTCACTTTTTTGTAACGTTTTTTGTTTTCTTCTTGCATATATTGTTTTTATAAAAAAATACACCTACCAAACCGATGATAGGTGTATATAAATATTGTTTTAGATTTAATTAAAACTTAATTATGATTTCATTAGGTGAAAATTTCTTCTTTTTCATAAAATCAATTATATCATAATATAACTTTTCTGATAAATCTTCGTTTGGTTGATTCTTAATATGGATATTGGTGTTCATACCTCTAGCCATAAAATCATTTTTACCTTCATTAACATTTGATTCTGATAAGTTATCCAATCCTTCTTTGAAATCACCTAAGAGTCTACCAAATTCTTTTTGTTTATCTTTTGGTAACATCTTGATTTTTTTAAGGTTCTTTTTAATGAACTGAGAAAAATCAACATTTATCTCTTGCATTCTATCCATATCACTCATAAGTGTATCCTTATTTTTTCATCGTTTTGGCTTTTGCTTCCAACTCTTTGTACTCTTTAGATTTCTTATCAGCGTATCTGTGTAATCCCCAATTGAATGCTGCTTTAAATAACATATGGAATGGTAAATCACCATACTTCTTACCATAAGGTGATAATCTCTGCCAATCTAAAAATGATTGTGCCATTTCTTTTGACATCTTAATACCTTCTACTCTACTGGTTTCACCTTTTACTACTGATTGTAAGAGTTTCTTAGCAGATGCTCTACCTTCATTCATAATCTCTGAGAAAGATACTTTCATCTTAATTAATTTAGATGATGGTAGTTCACCAATTCCGAATGATTCATTCAACAATGATTTTAGTTTTGTTGATTTGTTTTCATTCATTGATTCAATCATTTTCTTAGCTTCATCTTCGATTTGTTTTTTAATCTTAGATGGAAGTTTCTTATCGTAGAATTTGATTTTACCTTTGTTATCAACGTGAGCGATGTTTTTGTAATCACCTTTTTCTTCTTCAGCTTTGTTGTAAATGGTTAATCCATTTCCTTTACGAGCCATTCCTAAATCGTAAGTTACTTCAGCAACCATACCTTCCATCAAACCAATTGCGGTAGTACCAACTACTCTTTCAGCACCATCTACATATTTGTTATTTAGAATAGCAATCTTAGCTGGCTTATCAATTGTGTACATTGGTATCATATCAGTACCAAATGAATACTTGATTCCATTCTTTTTCAATTCCTTACCAATATCCATAAATGATTTAGCACCCTTTACGATATCAGCAAGTTTATCTAGCATAGCATCATGCTTACCTTCGTTTACTGATTCAATTATTGTGTTATGATGAGCACCTTCTCCATTTAGTGCAATGTTTGCACCATAGTTATAATTCCACCAATCTCTATGTGCTATAATCAATTTCTTTACACCAGCTTTAGATGGTCTTTTAATTAAAGATTCTACAACTTTTTTCAATTCCATCAAAGATTTTTTAAAGATATTAATTCTTTCTTGATTACTGATATCACCCCAACTCTCTAAATCTCTTTTTAGTGTAAATGCTGGTTTTGGGTTTGGTTTATAGTTGTGTTTTAAACATGCATTAATTGCATTAAGTAATACAGGCCCCATTGTCGGTATTACTTCATTTGGGTCTTTTTTTTCATTTACTATCAAATCTTCAATAGCGTAAACATTACTGTAAACAGCTTCTGCGAATCTAACCCCAACTCCATCTTTAGATTTTCTACCTTCGTTCAATATATCTTTTAGTTTCATCATTTTTTCACCTTACCTTTTTGAATATCTCTTTCCAATTCTTCAGCAGCTCTTTGAACATCTACTACTGATTGGTTGATTGGGACATTACGATATTTAGCGATTTTTCTAACTGCCAACATTACAATTCTTTTTTCTTCGGATGATGCACCTTCGTTTACTGATGGTTTCTTAATCATATCAGTTAACTTCATAGATTCTTTGGTGAATTCTTTTGCGTTCTCCTTATCACCCTTATCTACATCTTTTACTGGATATTTCTTGCCATCTACTTCAAACGAATCATCACCATTTGCGATTGCTTTTGCTCTTGCTGCTCCGAATTCATTTCCCTCTTCCATTTCTTCAGTTTCATTGATTTCGTAATACTTACCAAGAACTTCACCGATTTCATCATATGATGATTCTAATCTTTGTTGTAGTGTTGATACTTCTTTAAGAGTTTTTTCAAATACTTTGAATGATTCGTTCATTCTCTTCATATGTCTACCAACAGTAACACCATCAAACCAATCTCCAGTTTCTGAAAGGGTTACTTTGTTTGCAACCTCAACCAAACCTCTAATTGATTCATACACTTTGGTCAATCCTTCTTTTCTGTAAACGGATTCACCATATGCTTTATATCCCTTTACTGCTTCTAAAAAAGCCTGTTTTTGTTCAGTTGTTAATTCTTCAGCTTGTGGTCTTTCTTCTTCCTCTTCCTTAACAAATGATTTTGCATAAGGATTAGAATATACTTTTCCAATTTCTACTGATTCGTTTAATAAATCTTTTAGTTTTTTCATTTGAATACCTTATTATATAGAACAAACACCATCAATCTCGCAGATGATATCTCTTACCAATGTATTAATTTTTTTATATGATTTTGTAGTACCTCTACTAACTGATTCGTTTACGGGTTTCATAAATGCACCATGTGTTGATGGATTAGAAACAAAATCCCAACAAATCAAATCAAAATCATCTTCTACTGTTACTGTCTTACCATTATTAGATTCTTTTACCGAACCCATACCTCTTGATGAGATACCAACCGTACACCCGGCTTCTAATAATTCTTTAAGTATGTTTCCTGCTGGTGTTTTTAGGATTTCCACTTTACCCATTACATCATCACCATCCCACCATACGTTTCTTACAATGTGAGATGTGTTCTTTAATTCAACAACTGATGATTCTGGATGGTCTAATTCACCAAACGCTCTATTTTCTTTTACTTCTCTACCCATATACTTTTTTACTTCTCTTCTGAGAATTTCAGTAGGATAGATTCTACCATTTTGGTTTTCAGCCTCAGCACGTTGGAGTACTCCCTCAACAATCAACCTACCATTGTTCTCTTTCAATGATTCGTTGATTTGAGTTTTACTCATTTTAAATGGTATAGTATCAATTAATAATTTACTCATTACTTATCCCACACTTTACGTTTCTTATATAGGTCAAACATAATTTGTGCAACCTCATATCTAATAAGTAGACGAATATCTTCCAAATCCTTATTTGAAAGTTCCTCTTTTAGCACCTTTTTATTATGTTTCTTACTTACACTCATGCACTTAACTCTTTAAGTTGTCTTGCAACCTTTAACATTCTTTCAGAAATTTTTCCAAATCGTTTTTGTGTAGATTCCCAATACTGTCCAGCGTGTACACCTGCTTCGGTTTTTAGTTTTGCGTTTTGATTAACAATTCTCTCTAACTTAAACATCATACTATTGATTTCTTTGATTGAATCATTTATTTTCTGATGTTGTTTTCTTGAATCATCTTTCTTAAACTCTTTATATGAGATTTCGTTTATCTTATTCTCTAATTTACGTTCTAATGCTTCTAATTTCTTAGTATTCACTTTTTTCTCCTTAGATTTCTTATACCCTAATACCTCAATGTGGTCATCATCCAAATCATCCTCATCTTTACTCTTAGCAAAAGCATGTGGAGTTTTAATTGGGCCTTCACCACCATCTAAGTTAGCAGTTACATTGGCTTCTTCTAACTCATCAAACTTATCTTCTATTTCTTTTAAGAAACTTTTCATTTAAACACCCTCTTTAGTTCATCATACAACTCATAGTATCTGAGTAATGATAATACTTGTGATTCGGTTATAACTTTTGATGATTTTAACTTAGATGCTAAGGTAATTACCTCATTAATCTTGATTTTGGTTACTTTATCAGTAATTTTAATAGATTTGAGTGATTTTTGAAGTTCAGTTGTTTCTCTAACAACAAAACTCTTTAATTTTTCTGAATTATCAACTGATTCGATATATTCTTTAAGAATATTACGTTGTTTATTAGATAAATTAGTATATTTGGTGTTAAAGTTTTCTACCAACATCTTCCAAGCCAATAATCTTACCTCTTTAGGTTGTTTTGAGTAATCTTCATTGATAGTGGTAACAATTTTGTCGGAATTTTGTGTTTTTCCTGTTAAATGTTCCATCAATGTTGATTTACACTCAACATATTGCTTTGGGTTATCTGAATTTTTGTATTCAAACAATTTATAGATAGATGCATTCTCCTTATAGTTAGAAACTCTATACTTAAAGAAATCTTCTAATACAAAATTCTTCTTAATATCTTTAATTAAGTTGTATTTTTGTTTGTTTAGAGTAGTTTCGGTAAGTTTTGACCTTTCTTTTAGGATAATATTTAAAAATTCACCTGCTTTGTATTCTGAACTAAACGATTCTTTAATCGCAGATTGATACAACTTCAATTCTTTTGCCAATTCCGTCTTTTTCCCAAAGTGTTCTTTGATAATTGCTGTTGCCTTTGAATCTTTATTGTTCAAAGTATCTGTCGCAATCTGGCGTACTAGCAATTCGAATAGAATGCCTGTGTTTTTGTACTTACTATGCTTAATGTTTTTCATTAGTTCCTTCTATTTTTGGTAGAGTAACCTATATATTTAGTTATAAATATCTTAATTATCAGAATTCAATATATTTTTCTCATCTAATAGTGATGATTCGATAATATCATCATCAATTTTAAGAGATTCTATAATTATCTTCTTACTCTTTACTTTCTTTTTCATATTTGATAACATAGAATTAGTTACCTCTTTGTTCAATACTTCATTTGCGTTGTAAGAATGTCGTATTGAATCTGATTTTACATCAATTCCTTTATTACCTAATGGGTCTCTACCAAATGGTGATTTATCTTTACCATATGTACCAGTTTCTTTGGGTCTACCTGCACCTTCATATCCACCTTCAGATGAACCACCTTCATTTTCACCAAAAGGAGAACCACCGTCATCACCATCATCACCACTTTGTTGAGATAGTGATGCTAAATCATGTGGAGTACCAAATGATTCACCAGTCTTAGCAGGGTCATTACCTTCTGATTCAATCTGTTCGTGTCTAAATCCAAGTTTCAAATCGTTGATAACTCTGTATTGTTCCATCTTCCACTCATCTTCACTCATATTGAATACGTTTTTATACATCCACTCTTGAGATAACATTTTTAGGTCTTTCATATCTCTGACAAGATTTACTTTTTCAGACCAAAGATTTGCTTTCTCTTGTTCGTAAATAATAGATGGTGTAGTAAGTTCTAATTCGAAGTTTACTAAATCCTCATTCTCATAACCCTGTGCGTATAAGTGTACAACTGCAATCTTAGTTAATTCTGAAAGAACAATCTTTTGGATTCTCTCAACTGAACGTGCGAATCTGATATCTTCTTGTGCAAGAGTTGCTTTACCTTCAACACCTTCTTCGTATCCAATAAATGCTTTTGGAACTTTCAGTGCTGCCATCATTCTGTTCTTTAGGTATTCAATATCATCAATACCACCGAACTCCATACCACTAAGAGAATCAATCTCAGTACCACTCTGTCCACCTCTAACAGGTAAATAATAATCTTCCAACATATTTTGAAGATTGAACTTTAGGTTGTACTCACCTGTTGTTTCATCAACATAAGGAACTTTCTTCATCTGGTCGATGATGTTCTGCATATATGTATCAACCTCTGCAGGTGGAATATTACCAATATCAATCTTAAAGATTCTCTTTTCAGGTGCTCTCATAATTCTATGAATCATCATAGCATCTTCCATAAGAATTAATTGTTTCCAAGTCTTTCTGGCACCTTCTAATAGTGAACGACCATAAGGTAGGAAGTTTGTATCAGTCAATAATCTGAAATGTGCAACCTGAAACGATTCTAAAAACTTAGTGTTGTTTCTTTGTGAGATTGCGTTTGTGTTTTGTTCTTCAACTTCGAAACGTACTGAGTATGGGTTATCCATATCGTAACCTTCTTCTCTTCTCGTTTCGTATGCTGATAATGGTGATGCGTTTACAATTCCCAACTCATCATCAATATCTAAATAAAGATAATAATCACCATATTTGTTCATACCTCTAACCCAACTCCAAAGGTTGAATTCAATATTCAATACATCATAGAATAAGTTGTGTAGGGTTTTCTTTAGTTTCTCATCTGATGAGTTGATTCTGAGTACATCACCCATATCGTTTTTAAGTGTACACTCATCTGAGTAGATATCTAATACTGATGAAATAATGGAATCTTTATCCATTGCTTCATAATCAGTATATAGTTCTAATTTGTTTGAATGATAATTAAATCGTTCATTGTAGGTTTGCCAATTCTTTCGTGAATTTGAACCATGCAATCTACCATATCTATCGTAGTATGCTGAACCTCTACGATTACCATCACCTTGTAAGCGGGATGAATCGACTACCTTTAATTTATTTTTACCGACCTTTCTTACAACTACCTGAGTTGAGAATAATCGTTGGAGTCTACTAAATAATGATTTATCTGCCATAATTTTTGTTCTTTATTACAATATCCCTACAAACTATAAATATGATAAAAAATAGATTTACAATAACCAAGTGATATCTTCATCACCTCTACCAGTTTTTACCTTCCACGAATCTTTTCCTTTTGATTGATTCGTTCTAAATACACCTGTATTTTTAGAGGTTAATGATAATGCTCTTTTATTGAGTTCGATACCTTGTTGTCTTAATTTTAATGCGGTATCTCTTACCCATAGAGATGTTGAGAAGGAAATTACCAAGTCATCATTATAACCCTGTTGTGCTTCTGCTCTACTACCATTCCAAATGAATACAAACAATTCATCTATCAACCTTTTAGAACGAATAATAGGAACTCTTTCTCTCATATAGGTATCTAACTTAGATATCACCAATGGTCTGGTTCTACTTGTCATTGAGAAACCAGGCACCATCTGAGATTTATCTTTTAAATCATATCCTTTTTGTAAATGAATATCATCATCTACATATCCAAACTCTTTGTAGGAATAATATAAGTTTGAATAATTTCTATCAATTGCTTCTTGGATTACTGCCCATCCAATATTTGCGTTTTCAATTACTAATAATGCATCGTTCCATTCGGTTGCAACATTTACCAACATATTACCATAATGCTTGGTTTCAATCTTACCTCTGTATTCTGCAACCTGTTCAACCGATTCTACATCAATAACGTGAAATGCCGAATAATCAGCACCATCTCCCCTCGCAACATCCGCAACTACAATATAATCTTTTGCGTAGTTTGGTTGTTGCCAAATCCAATAGTTTCCATCAAACCCCCTTTTCTCAACCGGCTCTTGTACATGAGTTTCTTCATACCATTGTAGAAGTTGTCCATCAACAACTGTATAACCAGATGAAAT